TATCTGTTTGCCGACCCGGCAGCGATCGACACCATCGAATTCTCGCATCTGGAAGGTCAGGAGGGCGTCTACATCGAAACCCAAGCCGGGTTCGACGTTGACGGCGTCAAGACGAAGGCTCGCCTCGACGTCGGCGGCGCGCCGATCGACTGGCGCGGCATGTATAAGAACCCGGGCAACTAAGCCAAGGCTCTTCCCTCTCTCAAGCCCTGACGCCTTCGGGCGCCAGGCATGGAGACCCTGACATGAAGATCGTAAATCTGATCGGCCCGGCGGTCATCGCCGGCGCCGTCCGCTATCCCATCGAAAACCCTCTCACCGTCACCGACGAACAGGCCGTACAGCTGAAGGATTCCGGGCGCCTCGACGGTGAACCGGAAGATCCCGACGGCGAAGAGGGTAAGGAAGTCGACCTCTCCAAGCTCAAAATCGAAGAATTGAGGGCGCTTGCCGCCAACGAGGGCATCGAGCTGGGCGACGCGCGGTCGAAGGCCGACATAATCACCGCGATCGAGCTCGCTCGCGAGGGCGAATAACCCCCATCACCCGGATAGGTCGGGTGCAGGAGACACATCATGAGGAATTTCGTGCAGAAAGGCGAGAATATCGATCTCGTCGCTCCCCGCGCGTTGGCCAGCGGCGAAGGCTTTCTGGTCGGATCGCTGTTTGCCGTTGCTGCCGCTGCCGCTGCCAGCGGCGCGCCCGTAGTAGGCGTCACCGTCGGTGTTTTCGACTTGCCGAAGGCTACCGGCGCCGTCACGGCCGGACAGAAGCTGTATTGGGACAATACGGCATTCAATGTCACCACGACCGCGACAAACAACACCCTGATCGGCGTTGCCACCAAGGCGGCCGCCTCGGGCGACACGACCGTCCGAGTTCGCCTCAATGGTATGGCCGCCTGATCATGCCTGATCCGTTTGCCGCAGCTCTGGACGCGCTTTTCAATGCGCCCGGATCTGCGGCGGCGGATTACGACGATGGCGGCGTGATCACTCCAATCCGCGTCATCCTGAGCCACCCGGACGTTTTGACCAACGGCGGCGCGGCCCAGATCGTCACCGAGACGATGATCATCGATATCCGCAAATCCGATGTCCTGGCGCCTGCCTACATGGCGACCGTTCGCATCGGTATGCGCGATGATGATGGTGTTCTTGAAGTGTCGTCCACCTATCAGCTCATCGATGAGCCCGTTGGCGACGTCGAGGGCCTGACATGGTCGTGCGGCGCGCAGCTTGTGCCCGTTCCGTGAAAATTTCAGCCGGGTTCGGCTTGGGCAAAGACGATCTGAAGAATATCGAGATCTCCATCGCCGGCGTCGCGACCGGCGCTATGGAAGATGCCGTCACCGGGCTGAAAAGCGAACTGCGCGGGCAAGTGCTGGAGGCCGGCATGGGCCAGCGCCTCGCCAATACCTGGCGCAGCAATGTCTATCCCGCTGCCTATGGCCGAAAAAGCATCAATCCAGCCGGTGTCGTCTGGTCCGCCGCGCCGCTCATTATCGACGCATTCGCTCGCGGGGCATCAATCCGCCCGGTCAACGGCTCTAAATATCTGTGGATCCCCACCAAGAACGTTCCGAAGCATCGCCGGTCTGGCAGTTACCGGTCCAATCTCAGCAAGCGCGCAGGCGGCGGCAGTTCCATGTCGCCGGAAGAGTGCGAGCTTCATTTCAACACCGAATTCATCGTGCGACCCGGCCGGGCCGGATCGCTGCTCGCCTTCATGGACCTGACCGCAGGGCTGAACACCAAGCGAGGCGCATGGCGGCGGGACACCGCCGGCCGGCGTCAGCAAGGTCGCCGCGCTCGCCCCGTGCTGATGTTCGTGCTGCGCAAAACGGTGAAGCTGCCGCGCCGGTTTGACATCGAAAGCGCCGCCAATCGCTGGGCGGCGAAACTGCCCGCGCTGTTCGAAGCGCGCTGGAGGTAGAATGTCCCTTAGGCTCCAGGTGCTCACCGCGCAGAAAGCGCTGATCAAGGCCGCCCTGCCCAACTGCGATTTTATCGGCCTGTCCAACGATTCTGACCGTCCTGCCCGCATCTCTCCGCTGGGGACCGTCGCGATGCGCGACGGCGACCTGGGCGAGCCCGAGATCGATTTGAGCCCGCCGACATATCATTACGATCACCGCATTCCCGTCGAGGTCATGGCGGTCGCCAGCCCAAACGTTGATATCCGCGTACAGGTCGACGGCATGGCCTTCGCCATCGGTGAGGCGGTCGCCGCCGACCGGACGTTGGGCGGCCTCTGCGTCTACGTCGATGTGACCGCGCTCGACTTCGTGGATGTCGTCATTCCCGGCGGCCCTAGCCAGCTTATCGGCCAGTTCGACATCGTCGCTTCCTACCACACCACCAGCCCGCTGGGCTGATTTCACAGCAAGGAGTCTCCCATGGGTTATGGGCAGGGGATTAACGCCGTGTGCCACGGCGTGTTCGAAACCACCTATGGCACATCGCCGGCGAGCGGGTTCCGCAAGCTGCCGTTCGTCAGCAGCACGCTGGGCGAAGAGCGCCCGCTGATCGAGGATGATCAGCTTGGTTTCGGGCGCGAAGGGCTCGACCCGTCCTATGACGTCGCAACGAACGACGGGGATCTGGTCGTGCCGGTCGATCAGGCGGCAATCGGGTTTTGGTTGCGGGCAATGTTCGGGCCCCCTGCAACAACCGGCAGCGGGCCTTATACGCACGTTTTCCAGTCCGGCGCAGCCGCGCTTCCCTCCATGTCGCTGGAAATCGGCAATCCCGACGTGCCCTCCTTCTCCACACACTATGGTGCGGTCGCCAACCAGATGCGGATCGCCCTCGCGCGCAGCGGCATGCTGAATGCAACCATCAGCCTGATGTGCCAAGGGGAGACGGCCGAGGATGCCGCTTCGGCCGCTGGCACCCCAACGGCGCTGACGGGAACGCGCTTTCCCCAGGCCACCGGATCCATCAAGCGCGGCGGCGTCGCGCTGGGCGCGGTTGTCTCCGCCGAAATTTCGATCAGCAACGGGCTGGATAAGGTCGAGGTGATCCGGGAGGATGGCCGGATTGACGGCGTCGTGCCCGGCGTCCTCGCGGTCGCCCTGACCCTGCGGACCCGCTTCAACTCCCTCCAGCTATTCAACGATGCCACGAACAAGACGCCGATCGCGCTGGAAGTGGGCTGGACCGACGGCGCGACCTCGCTGAAATTCGCTCTGCCACGCGTGTTCCTGCCCCGCCCGAAGAAGCCGATCGATGGTCCGCGCGGAATCATGGCCGATTTCACGGCGCAGGCTTCCGGGGCAGGCGGGCACAAGGTCACCGCCACCCTCGTCAACTCAACCGCCACCTATTGAGGAGCGACATATGGCTGGAACCACCAAGGCGCCCAAGGCCTCCGAAACCCAGACAGAAATCGACCAGACGACCGGCAAGGACGCAACGCCTTCGGCCACCCCCCTTGCACCTGTCGTCGAAGCCCTGCCCACCTCCATCGATGCGCGCACCGCGGGAGACCTGCGCTCCCGCCTGTCCGTCATCGACGTCAACACTGGCAAGGTCATCGACAAGGTGATCAAGGCAGATACGGAAGCAGGTACAGTGACCCGTTTCGCCGTCGAGGATGGCAATCTCGTGCGCAAGAACGATCGCTTTGTCACCATCACCGAAGATCGTCCCATCCGCTTCGAATGGAGCGAGGAGGCTGCCGCCGAATGACCCTCGCGATCGATCTGGAAGCCGAACAGGACCGCTCGAAACCGTGGTGGTTCACCGTCTATCCGCCCATCGAGGCGGAAAAAGAGGAGGATTGCCGCCCGGCTGTCCGCGTTCTGTTCGCGCCGATCGGCCGCATCGCCCTGCGCGCTGCGCGGCGCGCGGCTGGCGAGGTCTACCTGGGCGCGGATCTTCCCGAGGATGAGAACGCCCCCGTCCCCGCCGAATTGATCGAGATGGCGGGCGATGCCCTCAGCGACAGCCTGCTGATGGCCGGTATCATCGAATGGGAGGGAGTGGGCATCGCCGACACGCCCGTCGCGGTGACCCCGGAGCGACTGGCCCAGTTCCTTGCCGATCCGATCCGCTTCGAGCGGCTGGATCAGGCCTATGTGCAGCCCTTCGTGACGAGGGAACTGGAAAAAAACGGATTATCGCTCTCGCTGAATGGAAGTTCAGCGGGGGCGACAGCTACTGCAGGGACATCTGCCGCGCCCACAAAAAGGGCCGGTGCGAGCCGAACGAAGAAGAAGGCGTAAAGGGTTGTCCCTATGCCGCGAACGAAGCGCGGACTGAGGCGGGCGCAGGGGTATGGGACGTCGTATCCGGCTGCGGACGCCAGCTCCGCGCGCACATGGGTGGACCTTTTGCGCTCGATTTCAGCGCCGTCCTTGCGACGGGACAGGCCCAACGGGTCGATATGAAGATGCTGGCCGAGACGCTACCGCATGTCGAGCATGCGGTGCTGGCGCAATTCCAACGGGAGGATGGTGATGGCGAAGCCTAGCATTGCAATCCGCCTGGGAACCGAGGGCGCTGCCGACGTCCGCCGCGATGTGGAAAGCGTCGGCACAGCGAATGAGGCGGCGGCGAACCGGGCGAGGACGGCTTGGGACCGAGCATCGGCCGACATCGAGGCTGCACAGCGCCGGCAGGCGGCGGCGGCGGCGAAAATTGCCGCCATCGCGCCACAGACGGCGACGCAGATGCGGATCAACGACACCGTCGGAACAGGTTCGACGCTCAACGAGGGGTCCGCCCGTGTGTCCGCCGCCGCTTTCCGTGAAGCCATCGCAGCGCAGGAAGAGTATGAGCGCGGGGCCCAGCGTCTGCGGGCGGCGCTCGACCCCGCCTATGCCGCCCAGATGAGATTCAACGCGGAAATGACGCAGGCGCGCACCTTGCTCGCAAATGGCGCTATCTCGCTGGACGAATATTCGAAGAAGCTGTGGCAGGAGCAGCAGGCGCTCAATGCCGCCACCGCGGGGCAAGGTCGCGTCACCGCATCGTCTGCCGCGATGAAGGCCGGGCTTCAGCAGGCCGGTTTTCAGGTGCAGGATTTTCTTGTGCAGGTGAACGGCGGGACCGGCGCATTGCGCGCATTCTCGATGCAGGCTCCGCAGCTGATCGGCTCGCTACAGCTCATGGCGCACAATGCCGAGAACACAACCGGCAGGTTTTCCTCCTTCATGGGTCTGTTGGGAGGACCTTGGGGCGTCGCGTTGGGCATCGCGATCCCGGCGGCGGCAATGCTGGCTGAAAAGCTGCTCGACGCAGGAAGCGCCGCGAAGGAGGCGCAGAAGGCCACCGACCAGCACAAAAATTCCATCGAGGCGCTCAACAAGGCGATGCGTCAGTCGATCCAGACCGCGCAGGATCGCGCCCGAGCGAGCTTTGTCGAGGCGGAGAGTGAACGGCTGGGCGCAGTCGCCACACGGAACAAAACGCAAGCCCTGCTGGAGCAGGCGAAGGCGGTTGCCGAGCAGAAGCGCGGCGATGTGAAAATGTCCGCCCGCGGCGATTTGGTGAATCCGGGCTATGTCGCTGCGACCGAGGAGGTCGCTCGACTGGAGAAGGCCCTACAGGAAAATTCGGCGGCGCTGAAAACCCAGACCGAAACCGCGAATATCGCGCAGGGCCAGTACATTGCCCAGATCCTGCGCGACATGCGGACGCCAGAGGGGCGCGTAAACGAGCGGTACAACCAGCAGATCAATGCCATCGTCAAGGCAGGCGGTGAGGCCAACCAGCAGGCGGCGGCCATCAACCGGCTGGAAAATGCCCGCGCCGCCGAACTGAAGAAGATCGAGGATAGCGAGAAGGCGCTACGCCAGAGCGCAACAACCCGCCGCGATGGCGATGCCGCCACGACCAGCCAGGTCAGCAAGCTGCTACTGGACGCTTTCGGCGGCACGATCACGTCCACGACCGGCGGCAAGCATGTGAAGGGCTCCTACCATTATCGCGGTCAGGCGGTCGACTTTGTGCCGACCGGCGGCATGGGCGCGATCAGCAAGGAACAGATCCGTTCCGTCCTCCAGACCGCAGGCCTTCAGATTAAAGAACTGCTGGGCCCGGGCGACAAGGGGCATAACGACCATTTCCACGTCGCGTGGGCAGGCGGAAAGGGAGAGGTGGAAGCAGCCGGGCGCCTGATCGCGGAGGAGGTGCGCAAAGCGCTTGCCGTGCAGGACTGGCTTAACGGCCAGTTGAAAAATCTCGGACAGCCCGGGCGCGATGGCCTCGACGCCGAGGCCAAGCGCCTGACCGACAACGATAACGCTGTGACGCAGGCGCGCGGCGACATATCTGGCGGCACTGCCCTGCTCAACGTCGAATGGCAGCTACGCATGAAAAATCGCGATGTTGCCGCCGACACGCTCGAACTGGAGCGGTATCGGCTGGACATTACCCGACAGTTCCCCGGCGCGACCGCGGAACAGGTGGCCGAACTGCTGGCAGCCAAGCAAGGTCAGATCGAAATCAATCGACTGCTGGAGGAATATTCCAAGAATTGGGAGGAGATGCGGTCCTTCGGCGAGGGCTTCGTCGACACCGTGCTTTCGCCCAGCACATGGTCGAGTTGGGGCGCGGGCGGCAAGGCCATTCTGAACGAGCTTCAAAATGAGATGATGAAGCTGGCCATTCTCAACCCGATCAAGAATGCCCTCTTCGGTGGAAGCGCGCCGACGCTCAGCTCTGTCTTCGGCATGCTCAGCAGCAAGAAGGTCGGCAACAATGCTGTCGGCACCGAATATTGGTCCGGCGGCATGACATACGTCGGCGAGCAGGGACGCGAGTTGATCGACCTGCCGCGCGGATCGAAGGTCTATAGCGCCAGCGATACGCGCCAGATGATGCAGCAGCAGTCGCCCGGCCGGGTTCAGGTAGAAGTCGTGAAGGGCGACATGTTCGACGTTCATGTGACGCAGATCAGCGGCGCCATGGTCGCTCAAGCCGCGCCGATGATCGCGGCCGGGAGCAGCCAAGGAACGCAGGCGGCGATCCGCCGCAAGGGGAGCAGGCAGTTGGCATGATCGAACTTCCCATGACCAAACTGCCGGCCAGCGTCACCCCATCGTTCAACGACAACGGCGCGACCATGCGATCGGCCACCAACTCGACCGGGCTGCGCCTCAACCGATTGGGCAGCCATTATAGCGCTGCCGTGACGATGCCGTTGCACCAGTCGGAAGACGCGATGGAACTGATCTCCGACCTGATCGCAGCGAAGGAGGAAGGCGTGCGCATGCCCTACCCCCTCCAGGGCGTCGATCAAAGCGGAGGCGGATCGCCCGTTGTCCACGCTGCCTATCAGTCCGGCCTAACCATCAACCTGCGCGGCCTGACGCCCGGCTTCACAATCCGCAAGGGCTTCTGGCTGTCGATAGAAAATGAAAACGGCCAGCACTACCTTCACAATGTGCGCGCAGCCGCCCTTGTCGGCGCTGACACGCGCGCATCGGTGCAAATCCGCCCGATGCTTCGCTACGCCTTTCAGGACGCCGCCATCGTCCACCTGGCGAAACCCATGATTGAGGGCGAAATCTCGGGCAACGCGCAATCCTGGCAGATCGTGCGAGGCGGCCGGATCACCGGCCTGCAATTCACGATCGAGGAAATGGGCTGATGGAAAG